CTGGGAGAAGGTGCCCGTGCTCATCTGGTATGAGTTCGCATAGTTCGCATAAAGGAGGAGCAGGAATGACGAAGTGGCAGACACGCCGCGAGATGGTGAGCCCGCTGCTGACGATGCACATTGTTTTCCGCATCGTTGACGGTGTGGAGGAGCTGGACTGCCCGCATTATGCCACGTTGGATGAGGCAATCACACGGGCGCGGGAACTCAACGCAAGGGAGGAGGCGACGAAATGACAGACGAGACTTTTAACGAGCTGAGAGACAAGGTGGAAGCTGATGAGGTTCTTATTTTGGTGAAAAGGGTGAACAGCGGCGATGCTTCTATCTTTGCGTGTGGGAGCTTGGATGATGTTGTCACCGCTGCGGCAAAGACAATCGCTGGTGCGGCAGAGAAATCCGACAAGAAGCTCCTGCTCTTGATTGACGCAGTGCTCATTTTCTCTGCCCGTATCAGAGAAATGTGCTCGCCCGATGGGAACTTTACGATTCCACTGTGGAATTTCGGCACAAAAGAAAAAGCACCCGAAGCGGCGGCAACCGCTCCGAGCGCAGGACAATAAAGCTATACCGTGAGTATATCACAGATGAGGAGGAATAGCAAACATGAGATACAGGGTAAATTTCCGTATTGAGGGGGCTGTCGAGGTAACAGCCTCATCTGAGGAGGAGGCAGAGGAGATCGTCGAGGATATGGAGCGTGGCGATCTATTCAAGGCGTTTGATTTCGACGAGCAAGGATTCTCGGCGGCGGCGTATGAGATGGATGAGGAGGAGTGATGGCTAAGCTGATTATGTCCGTCGCAGAGATGACGGACGAGAAGAAATGGCTCGATGCTCGCAATGCTGGTATTGGCGGAAGCGACGCTGCTGTTGTCATCGGACTCAACCGCTGGAAGTCACCCTTCCAACTCTGGCTTGAGAAGACGGGCAAGGCAGAGCTGGAAGACCTCTCGGATAACGAGTATGTCTATTGGGGCAAGGTGCTTGAGGAGGTCGTCGCAAACCGATTCTGCGAGCTCACAGGAAAGAAGGTGCAGCGGCGCGGGCTGCTGCAGATGGATGATTATCCGTACATCCTCGCAAGCGTCGATCGCATGGTTGTCGGCGAGAACGCGGGGCTTGAGTGCAAAACCTGCAACGGCTTCGCAGCGAAGGAGTGGGAGGACGACGAAGTACCCGCCGCCTACTATGTCCAGTGCCAGCATTACATGATGGCGACTGGCTGCGAGCGCTGGTACATCGCGGTGCTCATCGGAGGTAACCGTTTTGTCTGGAAAGAGATCCCGCGCAATGACGATGAGATCGCTCTGCTCCTGCAAGCCGAGATTGACTTCTGGCACAAGGTGCAGGAGGGCATCATGCCCGAGGTAGATGGAAGCGAGAACTGCAAGGACGCACTCGCTGCCGAGTTCCAAGGCGGAAATGTAGAGCCGTTGACACTTCCTGTCGGGGCGGCCGGTATCATTGATCACATCCGCGAATTGGAGCTTGTCAAGAAAAACACGGAGGATAGCATTGATCGGCACAAGAATCAGCTCCGCGAGATGATGGGAAACTACGAGCTCGGCTATGCCGGAGATTACAAAGTCACATGGAAAACGCAGGCAGGACGTACCACGATTGATACCAAGGCGCTCAAAGCCAAAGAGCCTGCAATCTACGAAAAGTATGCCAAGCAGGGCAAGGAAAGCCGCGTCCTGCGTATCAGCTGATAAGGAGAAGGGAGAAATCAATCATGGCAAGTGTAAAAGGCGGCGCAATCCAGAAAGCGCAGGAACAGAAGAACGTGGCGGCACAGCAGCAGAAGTCCATCAAAGACCTCATCGTCTCGATGGAGGGGCAGATCGCAAAGGCGCTGCCCTCCGTCCTCACACCGGAACGATTCACACGCATGGTGCTCACGGCACTCAGCACGAATCCAACACTGCGTGAGTGTACGCCGGCCAGTTTTCTCGGAGCGATGATGCAGGCGGCACAGCTGGGCGTGGAGCCGAATACGCCGCTCGGGCAGGCGTATCTTATCCCGTATAAAAACCACGGGACAATGGAGTGCCAATTCCAGCTCGGTTACAAAGGGCTTCTCGACCTTGCGTATCGGAGCGGTGAGGTCGTCATCATCCAGGCACACGAGGTCTACGAAAACGATACGTTTGAGTATGAGTTTGGGCTTGAACCAAAACTCAAACACATCCCGGCAACAGGCGAGAAAGGTGCTGTCACACACTACTACGCCATGTTTAAGACCAAGAGCGACGGATATGGATTCCATGTCATGAGCCGCGCTGAAGTAGAGGCTTTCGCGCAAAAGTACAGTTTCGCGTACAAGAAGGGCTATACATCTCCGTGGACGACGAACTTTGACGAGATGGCGAAAAAGACTGTTCTCAAGGCGTGCCTCAAATACGCACCGATCAAGACCGAGTTCGCGCGTACGCTGAGCGCCGACGAGACCATCAAGACATCAATCGCGGCGGATATGGTCAGCGAGGCAGACGAGACGGACTACATCGATGCTGAAGCCGTTGAAGTCGAGGACACACCCACTGAAGATTCGCCGAAGCCGAACAAGTTTATGAGTGCGACAAAGGATGCGCCAGATAACGTTGACCCGGAGACGGGCGAGATCAAATGATTCTGGTTGGTAGCGTTGTCGGGGAGACGGACAGAGGTATCAATATCTTTGTCCCCTTCCCGGAGCGCATAGATAAGCTCTATGGCTGTCATGAGAGTGTTGGCGTGGAGTTCGTCGATAAACGCCGCATCAGTGCAAAGCAGCGAAAGAAAGCCTATGTGCTGATCTCCTACATCGCTGCATGGTGGGGGTATACACCCGTTGAAGCGATGAAGGAAATGCTAAAGCTGATGTTTGTGGGCGAAGCAGAGACACTGCGAAGGTCATTCTCACTCTCGGACTGCGACATGATGACCGCACGGCTATTTATTTCGTATCTCATCGACTTCTGTCTGCTTCACGGCGTGGACGTGGGAGAGCCGTTGTATCAGCTGGCAGAGGACATCCCTCGCTATGTGTGGGCGTGTCTGATGAATAAGCGGTGTGCGGTGTGTGGGAGGAAAGCAGAACTGCATCACGTCGATGCTGTGGGCATGGGGCGCAACCGCAAGGAGATCTGCCACATCGGGATGCGTGCATTGCCCCTGTGCAGGGAGCACCACACGGAGATACACAGCATCGGGCAGGAGGATTTTCTGCGGCGATACATCATCGAGCCGGTACGGATTGATGAGAGGATCGCGAAAGTGTATCGGCTGAAAGCGAGGTGAATGTATGCGGCAGTATATGACACTTCTAAAATCTTACTCTGATTCTAGCGTGGGATTAGTCCCGCCCGTAGCCCAAGCGCTTTATTTCAGGCTGTTTCTCATAAACAACCGCGCCGGCTGGACGGAATGGTTCGGGGCGACAAATCAGAGACTAATGTTAGAAGTCGGACTAAATAGTGCCCATACTCTCATCGAGAACAGGAATCTCCTCAAGAGACTGGGGTTCATCGATTTCAAGCAGGGGAAAAAAGGTCAACCAACCCTCTATCGTCTGAATGATATGTGTGAAGAAAAGGGTGCATTAAATGCACTAAATACTGCACCACAAACTGCATCAAATAGTGCACTAAATACTGCACCACAAACTGCACGCATATATAGACAAGAGACAATGACTAAGACTAAGACAAAAAGAAATACAAAAGAAAAAGATCTTGCTGTCATCTTGGATTCCTACACCCAAAACGCGGAGCTCATCGAAGCCCTTGAAGGGTTCGTCGAGATGCGAAAGCGAATCAAAGCACCCCTTACAGAGCACGCCCTTTCGTTGTTGCTCAAGAAACTGGACGGCTTAGGGCGCAGTGATGCGGAGAAGGTGGAGATCGTCAATCAGTCGGTCATGAACAACTGGAAGGGCTTCTTTGCCCTGAAACAGGAGGTGAAACAGCATGGAACAGGCAGGAACGATAGCCGCGAGGCTCTTGAAGAACGGTATCAAGATTTCCACGAAGCCGACCGCGACTACATCCCTCCGTGGGAAGTACGACCTAACGGCGGAGGAGATACAGCGACATCGGGATGAGATCGTCGACATCGAGGGGGCGCAAGACCTCTGTCGGGGGTGCAACGGTGAGACCTGCAAGCAGCCGTCACGGGGGATGATTCCGGTCGTGGACACGTCCTATGGGCGATTCTGCCATGCTCTCCGTCCCTGCAAGCACGAGCGTAACAGGCGGGAGCGTATGCGGATTGCACGGCTCTTTGCCTCTGCACGGATTCCTCGGGCATACGAGGGAGACACGTTCGAGGATTACGCCGTCACTGATGGCAACAAGGGCGCGGTAGCTGCGGCAAAACTCATGACTGCCGGAGAGATCGGCGGGCTTTTTGTCCACGGTGTACGCGGGACGGGCAAGACAATGCTCGCG